GATATTATAGACATACCAGAAGTTTTATTCAGATCAAAAGTTCAAGAGATCTCAAAGAAAACACAGGGTAAACTTATCATAAAAGAATATCCTACTGCATCTGCACATGCAGGACATTTCAGAGCACTGTTAAATGATCTACAGTTAAAGAAAGATTTTAAACCAGATCTTATTTTTGTAGATTATCTAAACATTTGTGCATCTGTTAGGTACAAAGGTGCTATTGTAAACTCATACACATATGTTAAAGCAATCGCAGAAGAACTTCGTGGTCTTGCAGTTGAAACAAATCTTCCAATCATATCTGCTACTCAAACTACTCGTGCTGGTTTTGGTAATAGCGATCCTGACCTTACTGATACTTCAGAATCCTTTGGTCTTCCTGCCACTGCTGATTTCATGTTCGCTCTTATCAGCACTGAAGAGTTAGAAGAACAAGGTCGTATCATGGTTAAACAATTGAAGAACAGATACAATGATCCTACTGCATCTAAAAAATTCATGTTAGGAATTGACAGATCTAAGATGAGACTCTATGATGTAGCAGATGATTCTTCTATATTAAATGCAGAAGATGAAGAGGTAGGAGAAACCTTACAACAATTCTCACAAACACAGAACCGATTATCTAAATTTGCAGAATGGAACGTATAAATCATGTGGACTTTGATAGGTACACTCATTTCGTGGATGCTGTCACAAGCACTCCTAGTAAGGATTTTAAATCTCTTATTGATCGCTTGGGTGAACTTGATAGAGAGGGTGCCAATATTGAACGTCTTACCACTGCTAGTGTTGGTCTTGCTGCTGAGTCTGGAGAGTTTCTTGAAATCGTTAAAAAGATGGTATTTCAAGGTAAACCTTGGAACAGCGACAATAGAGAACACCTTATTATTGAGTTGGGTGACGTTATGTGGTACGTAGCACAAGCATGCATGGCACTAGACATCAGTTTTGAAGAGGTTCTAGAGAGAAACGTCAAGAAATTAGAGAAAAGATATCCTGGCGGTAGTTTTGATATCAATGACTCTGAAAACCGTGCAGCAGACGACCTTTAATGTTCATCAGATATTTCCTCTCTCAATATATGAGAAGAAAATATCAGGATTTTTACCATCTCTCTACAAAAGTTTTGAGGATGGTAAGTTTGACAATGCTACAGGTAAAATAACAGGTGAATTGAATGGTAAAGTCTTAATACATCAGGACACCAGACTAGCACCCTTCTTCAGAGAGATAAAGAAGTCAGTCATTGAGTATCTAAAACATTTTAATATAGACAAAAAAGAATTTCAAATTAATTTTGTCAAAACATGGTATACTATATGTGATCCTGGTCAAACATTTCCGATGCATTATCACTCATGTTCTCACATATCATATGTGTATTACATACAGGCATCTGGTGACCCTCTCCTGTTACATAAAAAGAATAGTAATGAACTCTTTGGGGACGTTTTCAAATTTTCCAATGAACAAAATCTTTACAACACCGATACGTATGGTATTAAACCACAGTCTGAGCATCTCATTATGTTTCCTGGTTCTCTTGAACATTATACTTCTGCTGAACCCAGAAAACATAGAAGAATTAGTCTGGCTGGTGACATCGTTCTAACACTAAAACACAGAACCGATACAGAAAGTGGACTACTATCACCCCAGTATTGGAAGCAGTTCTAAATAATATATGCTATAATAAATATTGATATGGCAGCAGGAAAAGTAAAAAAAGAAAAGAAGCAAATCCTCAACCTTGTAGGTAAAGGGGGAGAGTATGCTAATGACACCGACAAGAAAGCATTAAGAGATTTCTTAGATGCGGGTGGTGACCACAACTTTTTTATTATAGAACAGGGAAATACAAATGTATTCAAGTGGCCTAATCTGGGAGCAAAAGGAAATCCTAAAACCGTCTACATATTTGCAGAAACTAAAGCTGTAGAGAATATAAAATCTGCTTATAGGTCAGTAGATAAAGGAGATTCAACATCCTTCAAAGGATTGGTAGGTAGTCATCCAGTGAACCTAACTGCAACCAAAAAAACAGATGGGTTGCAAGCAGCGACTATAACTAAGATGCAGGAACTTGCATCGCTAGAAATTTTTAAGGCAGGGATAGAACGTAATAAGATATACAAAAGTGTAAATGATATTAGAAAAGATACTTATACAATGAAGTTGATTAATAAGATATGGAAAGATATTGGTGGTTTAGATACAGTAGATGATGATTGGTTAGAGAATTTTTATAAACAACAGCAAGCATTACTAGGTTCTAACGGTATTGGTAATAGAAATGTTACAGAATTTAATCGTGAAGGCGGTTTTATGAAGTACATAAGTGGTGTAGTCAATCAAAAATTTGGTGTGGGTGGTAAAGACAACTGGGATCCTGCTGATATATGGTTAATTAGAGATGAGCAAAAAGCAAGAGATGAAATTAAAAAAATAGTTAATAAACCATCTCCAAATTTTGAGCAGTTTCAATCCTTAATGAGGCAACTCTTTAACGCACATAAAAATGCTAAAGATCCAATGGTCTTTGGCATTTCTTTGAAGAAGGTTGGCAAAGGAGAACCCGCACAAATAGAGTTTGTCAATCACGAACTCGCATTTTTTAAAAGATTGGAGGACATTCAGTTGAAATACGTAATGAGTAAATGTAACTTAGGTACAAAAACAGATAAGGGTGGATCTATAGTCATGGGTTCACAAGACACCAGATTTATTATCCAAGATGGTGGTAGTAGCACATATGATTTCCAAATAAAAGGAAACAACTCTACAGATTTTAGTAATTTAAAATACGAACCTACCGCAAAGGGTGCAACTGCTGCTAGATTAGGTAAAGCAACTGTTGAATTGGTGATAACAACGATGCGAGAGAATTTTGGATTATCTTACACAAAAGATAACTCATCTTATCCAATGGATGTAGATCAATTAGAGAGACAGAAGGATGATATCATAAGAAAAATCTCTACTATACAAAGAAAAGGTTGTGACACAGTAGAAAAAGATCCTGTTCAATGCTATGAGAATTTAAAATTTAGTATGTTAGATGCTCCATGGACTGCTAACTCAAAAATACAGCAGATAACATGGTTGTCCTTGATACTATCACTATCAAAAAAGAAGTTAGATAGTTTCTCTACTGAGATGTTATTCATGGCAAAGAAAGAAGGTACAAGATACGGTCCTTTTGCAAAGATATTCTAATGTCTAAGAATACTCACCTAGAACACCTAGAAGATAGTATCTTGTTAGACGGAGAACAAGGTGCAAAGGATGCTTTTATGTTTCTAGATGAGTTAGCACGAGTATTTACAGGGGTACAGTCAAATAATTTTAAAATTACTACTAAATGGGACGGTGCACCTGCTATATTTTGTGGCACATATCCTGGCACAGATAAATTTTTTGTAGGATCTAAATCTATCTTCAATGTCAATGCAAAAATCAACTTTACTAATGAAGATATAGACCACAATCATGGTAGTTCGCCAGGTCTTGCCAGTAAATTAAAAACTTGTTTAAAATATCTACCAGAATTAGGTATAGAAGGTATAGCACAAGGAGATTTACTATACACTGATGATAAAGTAAAGAAAAAAATTAATGGAACTGACTGTATTATATTCCAACCCAACACTATAACCTATTGCATACCAAAAGAGGATGAATTGTATGATAAAGCAGCAAATGCAAAGTTAGGGGTAGTATTTCACACCTCATATAGTGGTAAAGACATGGCAAGTCAGACTGCTAGTTTTGGATATGATGTATCTAAGTTAAATGATAGTAGAAATGTCCTAGTTTTGAGTGCGGAAACAGGTCAGTTAGGTAGTGATGTGTTGTTGACTAAAAGTGAGAAGACATCTCTAGATAAATTAAAAACATCTAGCGTCAAATCATTGTCAAACGCATCATCATTCTTGGATACAGTAGCAGAACAAATAAAATCTAAAGATCAGTTAGTTATTGGAACTAGACTAAAGATATTCTTTAACAAATACGTACGTGAAGGTAAAAAACTACCTACTGATAGAGTATTTCTTAAAGAATTTCAAGATTATTTTGAGACTGAGGTAAAGAAAGCAGCAGATAAACTTAAGACACCAAAAGGAAAGGCAGCAAAACTTGCTAAGTTATATGATGGTTTAGATATGATAAAAGATCATGAAAAAGCACTCAAAAGCACAGTAAATTTATACTCCGCATTGCAATCTGCTAAAGAAATGTTCATACGCAAGTTAGAAACTGGTGAAAGATTTGGTACATATTTAAGAACAGATAATGGATACACTATAACTGCACCAGAGGGGTATGTTGCTATACAAGAAGGTAGTACCGCAGTAAAACTAGTAGATCGTTTATCATTCAGTGTGGCAAACTTTAATGTAGAAAAGAACTGGGTCAACGGAGATACTAAGCAATGAAGAAAGTAGTATTTGCATATGGTAGATTCAATCCTCCTACCATAGGGCATGAAAAACTTATACATGCAGTAGAAAGACAGGCAAGAGGTGAGGATTGGTTAATCATACCCACACAATCTGTTGACCCAAAGGATAATCCTCTACCATATGATGTTAAAACAAAGTATATGAAGATGATGTTCCCACAATACGCTGATCATATAGATGATAAAGCATGCTGCAGAACTCCTGTAGATGTTATGAAACATCTTATGATGAAAGGGTATAGCGATGTGGTATTTGTGGTTGGTTCTGATAGGTTAGGTCAGTTTGGTTTCTTAGAAAAGAACAATAGAAAGGATGATTACTCATTTAATAGTATAGAAATAGTATCTGCAGGGGAAAGAGATCCAGACGCGGAAGGTGCTTCTGGAATGTCCGCATCTAAGATGAGAAAAGCAGCAAAGGATGTAAAAACTTCTGATTTTATGGCAGGAATACCAGACTCATTATCATCAAAACAGAAGTTAGAACTTATGAAAGAAGTTAGAAAGGGAATGGGTTTATAAATAACTTTGATATGTACATCTATATTCATGAAAAGTCTTTCAGACTTCACCAAGAAATCCAAAGTTGCGGAAGCAAACATCACCAGAGACAAGTTCTATAAGAACGAAGTATATAAAAAAGGTGAGTGGGTTCTTACTGAGCAAGGACAGGTTGGTAAAATACACCGCAGAGGTCCTAACTACGTATTATGTCTTACAGCAGAGAACACAAAGTTCCGCAGTTGGATCACAGACATAAAAGAAGTTTTTGAGATTGGCACTGATGCGTATCGAGAGTATGTAATGTCTA